GTGATCATTTTACAAGAATAAAATTAGAAAAAACATACAATGAAAGTATAAATTAACTTAAACAATAATATATTTAAAAAATACCCTTAATCATGGATATCTTTAAGATGGCAACCGAAATTGCTAATAATATGTCATCAGAAGATAAGTCATCAATCGAAAATATGGACATGGAATCAATGATTTCACATGTAACCAAAAATGTTTTTAAAATGATGAATGGAAATACTGATATCCCTGAAGGTAGTTTTAGTAGTCTTGGAGACATTATGGGTTTAATGGGAAACTCAAATTTAACGGAAAAACCAAGTTCACCAAAAACCAGTTCAATTTATTTACCTCGTACACGAGATATCTGTTTTGATCTCAATGTAGATCTAGAAGATTTCTACAATGGTAAAAAGAAGAAATTAAATATTAAACGTAAGCGTATTGTCGAAATAGACAACAAGCAAAAGGTTATTGAAGAAAAGAAAAAACTAATTATTTCTATTGAAAGGGGTATGAAGGATGAACAACAACTTAGGTTTGAAGGTGAAGCAGACCAAATTCCTGGTTATACTCCTGGAGATGTTGTTATTACACTTATTGAAAATGAGCATCCTATTTTCCAACGTGACAATGACAATCTTGTTATTATTAAAAATATCAATTTATATCAAGCATATAATTATTTATTTGATGTTACACATTTGGATTCAAGAATTATTAGAATAACAAAAAATAATTCAGATGCTCTCCATTTAAATGATTCTATTAGAAAAATAAGTGGTCAGGGTATGCCTATTTATAATGAAGCTGGGTATGGAGATTTATTTATAAGATTTAATTTGGTTATTCCCAAATCACTTGAACCAGAATCTTTAGCAAAATTAAAAGAAATATTTAATGATACTTCAGAAGAATTATCGGAAACTTATTCTAAACAATTTTTGTTAGAACACGTAACTGAATCAGATTTAGAAGACATTTCTGAAGACTCATCAGATTCTGAAACAGATACTGATTCAGATTCAGACCTTTCAGTTTCTAGTGCTTCTGTAGAAGATGTGTACCTCAAAAAGAGATAAACAGAATATAGTTCTTTCATTTCATTATGGTTTATAAGAGAAGATTTATTGGTAAAATCAAGATTTGTAAAAAAATGATCTATTGAATTAGTACTTGATATAATTGGGTCTACAATTGATTTCAGATCATGGGTAAAAACTTCTAATTGGTCTTTATTTAAATTTTTTATTGTTTTGATATAATCTATTAATTTTTTTCTTTTTTGTAGGTATTTTTCAAATACATCATTCTCATAGTTTAATATTTTTAATAATAATGTAGACATTAAAATAAAAAGAAATAAAATGTTTATACAAGTTTCACTTCTTTTTCTTATTATTTTGATAATTTATCTTATTACAAAAAATATAATTATATCCAATCATAAACTTTATCTTGATAAATCTAAAATAAAATATAATGTCCATGATTCTGATAAAAGATATCTTGAAAAATATTCAATAGATTCTTTCCTTTCCAATATTAAAGAAAATGATATTTTTTATACAACAAAAAAATGGAGTACTAAAAATAATAATTATTTTAAATTTAATGAAACATATTATATTATAGAACCTGGATATTATTATTATTATGTTCCAGAAGCCGAACTTTTTTTAGAATTAAATTGTAAAATAAAATTAATTAACCAAAAATAAAATAATCAGAACCTTTAAAAAACCATGTTTAATCAAAAAATTAATGGGTATCTTTCTGAAAACCCAGACTATGTTAATTATTCATATGGAGCACCAGTTATAAGTGCTCGATCCATCCATAACTGTGGGACAACTATACAAAAATATACTAAAAGTGCTAATTGTGGAAGTCTTCCTCTACAATCATGGTGTTCTCCCAATGTAGCTGTAGAATCCTTTGGAATGAGACCCATTGTAAATTCAAAAGACTATTTTGAAAATATTAATAAATATCTTTCTAGTATTATTTATACAGATTCTATTAATTTGAAGGCAAGTGGATTATCTCAAGAACACTATTACATTTATACAGATTATGGAAATGAACCACTGAGTTCTTTTATCCAAGTTCTTAAATCTGAACTTACAGATAGATTGACTTATTTTATGGGAGAATCTAGTGATCAAGTTACTATTTTTAAAGAATATAACCCCTTATGTGAAGGATTTGTTATTACTGATATCGATATTACAGTTTATAAATCTCAAGAAAATCCAAACCATTTTTTCCATAAAATTTTATTTTCTGCTTTTAACACAACTCGTTATAACACTATTTCATTTAGAGCAGAAGCATACCAAGATACTACACCTATGATGTCTGAATGGAATAATGCTATCAATGAAGTAAAATTTAGCCGTGATCCACCTAAAAATATTAAGGCCAATAGTATTATTTATGTTTCTCTTATTAGTTTAATGAATAATACCAATTGTGTAACTGGTCAAGAAGCAGCATGTGGTTTTAAAGCACATAATATATCAAGTTCATTTTCACAATTACTTAATGATAATTTCCTTGCACAACCATCTAGTTTACAATGGGAACAACCAGATGCTCTTACTAACAATGTTTATAATAATGATGGAAACTATGATGAAGATGGACATATTCGTATTATTGATTATGGCCCAAATAATTTAGATCAACTTATTCAGAATTTAAGAAAATAAAAGTTATTTAAACATTCAAATGTATTATTAAATAAAAACATGGAATTCAATGGTAAACTCGAACTTATTATTGGAAATATGTTTAGTGGGAAAAGTTCTGAATTAATACGACGTATTAATCGTGAGAAATCTATAAATAAAAAAATAGTTGTTATCAATTATGTTGGTGATAATAGGTACAGCAATAATTCTGTTGTAACCCATGATAATCTTAAAGTAAACTGTATAAAATTAGAAAAACTTAGTGAGATTACCGATAATATGATTCAACAATATGATTCATTTTTTATCGATGAAGGACAGTTTTTTCCAGATCTTTATGATGTAGTAAAGACATTGGTTGATACTCATAAAAAGCATGTTGTTATTTCTAGTTTAGATGGAGATTATAACCGGAATCCATTTGGAGATATAATTAAACTTATTCCATTATGTGATACTCTTGATAAACTAAAAGCATATTGTTGTAAATGTAATAATGGGAATCCAGCTCCATTTACAAAAAGAAAAACTAAAACAAATAAAAGTGTTATTGATATAGGTGGAAATGATAAATATTTAGCTGTGTGTAGATTTCATTACTTTAATTAAAAAAATTTAATTAAAAGTTAAATTACTTTTATTTTGTTTGAACTACCAATTCGTAAAACAGATCCTTCACCTATTTTACTACGGCGTTTAATGGATATTTTTATGTTTACAGCTTTTTTACCAGAATTTTCATTTTTAGCTTTGGCCGCTTTTTTATCTTTAACCAACTTTTTAGCTTTGACTGTCTTTTTAGCTTTACGTTTACCGTATAACATATTTGGTCTGTATTCAGTTGCTTGTCCGACATAAATCTGTTTATTCTGAACACCCTGTGGTCTAGGTAATTCATCTTGGCGAGCACCACTAAATAATTGTTTTCCAGTGTTTTTACTAATAAGATACTGGTTTCCAATTTCAGAAGCAGGACCCATTTGCTGGTAAAGACCGCTCCCAAATCGGCTAAATCGATTACTTCGTTTTTTATAACCAAATCCAGTTGTATTATTAACAATTTGTGGATTTGAAGCATTATATATCATTCCAGCATCTTCAAGCATAGAACTTGGTTTATGCATTGTATTACATGTCCTGTTCATATAAAGTGCAGTTCCAAGTTGATCAGCAGGTTGGGCCATACGTATATTATTAACATAATTGTTACTGTACATTTCACTACTGTTTCCAGGTCCTAAACCACGTGATCCAAGACCTGCGTTAAAAGTCTCATCACCTTTACCCCATTTATTTTCTACATCTTGATAAAAAGAATTTGGTATTTCAAATCCTTTGTTGTCAGGAAAATTTTTACCATATACAGCTAAATTGTTTATACCATCATAAAGTTTTTCACCAAAACGTGACTTACGTGAACCAAACGAATTAACGGACATTAGCATTTTAGGATCATCAATTATATTAGTATAGAGTTTGTATTTTTCCCCGCCCATTGGAAATGCCCATGTTGGAGTAAACTTAACAAATTTAAATTTTTGGGGGAATTTATCAATATTAATTGTATAAATAGTCGCTCGTTTGTCTTTAAAATATTCACGGAGTATTTTTTCTTGTTGTATACACGCCCCACATTTAGGAGATGTAAATAAAATAATTTTATTTGCCATTAAAGTTTTAATTTAAACTTTTATTTTTATTTAAACAAAAAAATAAAAGTTTTAATTAAATGAGTGACTACGACGAAGAAAATTTATCAGAAAAATCAGATGAATCTGTTGATTATGCTGATGATATATCTGAATCTGGAGAATCTGTCAATGAAATAGTTTTAACAACTAAATATAACGAGCTTCTTATTGAAAAGTCAAAATTAATTTCTGATTTTAATAATGGAAACATAGCAATTAGTGAATATTTTATTGAAATGTCTAAATTAAATAATCAATTAAATGAAACTGAATTTGATAGACAAATTTATGAACAAAATATCATGGAAAAAGAAATTAAATTAAATGAATTGTTAAACGCTTATGAACAACGTATTCGTGAAGAAATTAAAAATTATCCAGAATACATTGGTGAAAAACGAGGTGCCTTAACGGATAAAGAATATACTGAAATGAAAAATATACGCAATGAACTTGAAAGATTATATGCTTCTTATGATGTTATAGAAGAAGATAATGAACCATTAGAATCTAATAAATTATTTGAAGAATGGAAAAATATGGCCGAGGAACAAAAAAATAATCTTGAAAAATTAAGTGGAATGATTTACCCTCGCCGTACAGATTTTAAAAATAATGCAGAGTATAATAAAGCACAAGAAGAATACCTTGAAAATATAAATATATTTTTTGAAAGTTACTGGGAATCTTTTGAAGCAAAGGAAGAAAAGGAACTTCTAACTTTAGCTAAAAATATGAAATTAAAAAAACCAATTTCTGATAGTGATTTATCTTATTTAAGACAGTTTGTATCTAAAGGATATATTCCAACTATGAGTATTCGTAAATTAGGTGGAGATCCTTATGAAAAAGTTGATAAACCAAGTTTACCTGAACGTATTAATAAATTAATAAAAGAACAAAATGAACCATTACAATTAACACCTGAACAACAAATTTATACTAATAAAATAAAAAACTACAATTCTTTACTTGGAAAACTTGATAAAGAACAATTAAAATCTTGTATTTTACAAACTGGTTTATTTAAACCACCAAGTGCACTTTCCATGAAACAAGATAAACCAAAACAAAAACAAATTATTTTTCGTGCAACTGCTCGAAAGAATATTGAAAAAATACTTGGTGATAAATATAAAGCTTATCTTCTTGAAGAATATATTTATAAAATAACTAAAGTTCCAGAACCTTATTATTCTAAAGTAAAAGATATACTTTTTATATTTAATCATTATCCAGATTTTAAAACAAAATTTTTACAAGGACAAGTAAATATATATCAACTTGTTTTATTTGAAAATGTCTTATTTACAAATAATATTCTTGTTACTTATCC